AAAAATCCCTATTAATATATTTAATATCCTTATTTAATGCCATAGTTAAAAGTTAAAAATTAAAGAACCAGTATTTGGAGTATTAAGAATGCTGTATTTTAAATCTACTATTATACTGTTTTCTTCTTGGGAAGGTGAATATACATCTAACTTGTTTATTTTTACTGAGGGGAATACTGTGGATATTTTGTCTTGGATTTGGGCTTTTATATCATTAAAAGTTAAATCATTTATTTGTTCAAAAATAAACTGTCTTAACCCACCCCCAAATGTAGGGTTTAAAGGTCTCTCTCCAGGATTAGTTAAAAAATAATTAATTAGATTGTTTTTTATAGCTTCTTGAGTATTATAAGTAGAATTAAAAACACTTGACCCTGTAAAAGGTAAATTTATACCTAATCCCACATTAGGATTTAAATCATTAACGTTTATAATTTGTGGGTTAAAAGGCATTATTTAGTATTTAATAAACTCATAATAGTACTCATATCTACTTCTCCAGTACCTAAATTTCCATTTATAGGATCATTAACACCTTTTGGATTAAAAGATTGAGCATCACGTGAAGTAAAACCTAAAACAGTTTCATTCATAGCTTCTTGATATTTTTGCCTTGCATTTATAGTAGGTTCAGTGAATGATGGTTTTGAAGTAGGAGGTGTAATAGGTTGTGCTGCTTCGGATACTATATGTTTAGGAGCTTTAACTGCTTCGAGTAAAATTTCCTTTAATTCTTCTTGAATTACTTCTCTTACGGATTCTTTGATTAATTTTTTTAATATTTCTGTTTTCATATATGTTTATAAATATAGGATTAATCTGCTTTTAAATTGTTTTGTTGTATATAAAATATTAATTCATCTATAAGTATTTGTTCTACTGAGCTAAAAGACCATTCTCCTTTTAACATGACTACTTCTTGTTTGTTTTTAGCTATAGCTCTTTTACGTTTTAAAAAATCTGTTGTTTTTTCAGTTTCTATTTCTAACTTAAAACCATTAACTTCATTTAAAGTAGGTGGTTCTTCTGTTGTTAAATCTTCTAGTTCTATAGAAACTCTTTCTTGAAAGTCTACATCATTTGGAGAACAATTTTGAATTAATTGGTCAGTTAATGATAAAAGATTTAAAATAACTATAAGTATTTCTTTTATTACTCCTATAATAGAGGTTAATATATTAACAGAAAATTCTAATTTAGCAATTTTCTTATCAAATTCTTTTATAGATTCATTAGCTGAGGGGGGTAAAGGGTAAGGAGAGGATATAAGTGCTTGTTTAGTTATTTTAATTCCTTGGATTACTCCTCCTGTTATTCCTAATGCTATAAGAGTAGAGTCTATAACTTTTATAGTTGTATTAATAAGTTTAACAAATTTGTTTCGTTTTCTAATTAATTCTAATAGATCCTCAGAAGAAACACATTTTGAATCATTAATAGCTTGTTGTATATCATCATTAGATTTATTTATTAGTTCAGTTGCTTTAGTTATCCCAAATTCTTTTATAATATTTAAAGCAAAAGGAATAGCTTTTATTTTTAAATTTTGGATTTCTTTTTGAAGTCTTTCCATAGCATAGTACTGAAAATCTTTTTTGTTAAAATTTAGAGCTTCTATTTGTTCTTTGGTATATAAAGAATTTTTTTGGATTTCTCTTTTATTTGATTTTTCTATGGAATCTAAAAATATTATCCCTAAATTAGATTTTATAGTTCCATCTCCTTTAAAAGGATTAATAACTATTGTTTCATAGTTATTAATTTTAATTTCTAAGAGAGTGTTTCCTTCTTCTCCTATATTTAATTCAAATCTACCTTCTTTATCTGTTCTTGTAGCCATATTTTATATATTATCATATTTTCTAACCACAAAAGGTATAATAGCTTCTAAAGTAGCTTCAATTTCTTTTTCAAAAGCTTTAGATTGATATTGAGGATTAATTATATTTTCAGTTTTTATAGTTACTTTTTTAGATGAAGTATTATTAAGAGGATTATATAAAATAACTATATTTAATATAAAATTGTTTTCTCTTAATATGGGTATATTTACTGTCCAAGATTTTTCTTTTTTATTAATAAAAGGAACAGATTTAATATTAATTTTTTTAAGTTGATTAACAATTTTTAAAGGAGATATATTATATAAAGAAGTATTTGAAATTTCTTTAATTTTTACATTTTTTATAGGTTCACCTGTTTTAGAATCAACTATTATACCTTTAACTAATCCCATGTTATCTTACTTTTACAATAGTAGTTTTTAAATCTTCTAATCTGTCTTTTATCTTTCCAAAATTACCTAAAGCTGATTTGGCAGGGAGGAAAATGCCTCCATCAATAATACCTCCATCTACAAGTGGTTTTTCTATATTTGTTAAAGCTTCAGATATCTGGATAAGATTATCTAATATCTCATTTAATACCTCTACAGTGTTATCTCCTTTTAAAGTGGGTTGTACTCCTTTTATACCACCAAGATTTATAGAAGGACTAACTACATTTATAGAAGTGCTAGATTCTAAATTTACATATCTATTTGAAGAAATACCCACAGCATTTTGACTACTAATAAGAATATTATCTTCATTAGCATTTAAAAGAATTCTACTAGAGTTTAATATTATTTGAGAAGAATCATAATCTGAAGGTTGGGTAGGTTTAATAGGAAATGAATTAAAATTTTCATTGGCTAAACTACAAGATTCTATTCTTTGGGTAGAGGTTAAATAAATAGATGATAAATCTTTTTTTATATTTTCTACTATAGGAATCCATCCTTCAGAACTTGAATTATTAGGCTGTCCATTTCTTATTAAAATAATAGGATCACCATTTTTTCCTGTTTTAGAATAATTGTTAAATATTGTAGGTTTTTTAACTGGGGTAAGTAAAATATTTGTACTTCCAAATCTAATACTTTGTCCATATCTTCCTTCAAATAACACATCTCCCATAAAAGGCAATAAAGGATGTATATTGTTTTTTTCTTTAAATGTATCTTGTGAAGGGTTAGCAAAATTAGTATAATTTAATTCAATATCTGTTCCTTCTTCACCTTCAATTTTTCTAACTTGAAATGATGTATTTATTTCATAATCATCTATTTGAGAATTAGGTAATGATTTTGATCTAGAAATTTTTGGTTGAGCGTTATGATGAGGATGATTCCATATATTAGTAGGGTTAAGATAATAACTTTGATTAGTAAAATAACCATTATCATCATTAAATCTACTTGGGACAGATATTATTATTACAACTTCATTAGCTAAAGGAAAATTTTTATTATTAGCATTTAAGGGTAAAGCAAATTCTTCTTGTGTAGTATTTAAATCTATATCTTGAAAAAATATAGCTCCTATACCATTCCAACCACCAACTTCATTATACTTATCATGCTCTTTACTTAAAACTATATCTGTTACTCTAGCATATTTAATGTTATTTAAAGAAGATAAAGTAGAAAATACCCCAGAATCTAAAAGAGGATTTTGCTTTTTTGTTCCCTTTATAGTTTGTGGACCTTCTCTAAAAATAGCCATTATTTTTTAGGGTTAAATTTTTCTATTTCATTTAATAACTGTTGTTTTTCTTCTTCTGTCATCCCAAAATTTTCATCTTCAGATTTACCAGAAGCTAAGGCACGTTGAACAATAGTAGCCATTTTAACTAATTGTTCATCATTTTTAATCCCTAATTCCATATATTCTTTAATTAAAGGAACAATTAAAGTAGCATCACCTATATCACTTATAAGAGGTTTTAATTCTCCTATTAAAGCAGTAATTTGGGCTTCTTTTTTCTTTTGGTTATCGTAAATTTCTTTTAAAAGATCAGAAAACTTTTTTTTACCAAAAATATTTGATTCTAAATTTCCCATATTATTTGTTTGGGTATAAATATAAAAAACATAAAAATTTAGAAATCTACATACCCATTCTCTAAGTAAAAAAGATAGTGTTTTCTAAAAATATTATATAACTGGTTAGATATTTTAGTTATTTTTGGGGTTTTTACTTCAGGTAGCATTTCATGTATGTATATGTAAAGAGCTTTTTTATTAAAAATATCTATGTTTTCTCTTTTTCTAAAAAGTTCTAATACTGAGTCTGCTATTTGGGCATCAAGAGATTTAGGGAAGAATTTATATATGTCTGTAGATATATGTTCTGTAAATTTATCTATGAAAAAAGATAATTCTTCATTATAATGGGAAGTATCTAAGAGATAAGAGTAAGATTCATCTTCATATATTTCTTCAACGGGGTTAGTTTGGATTTTCTTTTTATAATTTTTTTCATTATATAATATACACCATCGTTTTACTATTGTACCAAAATAAGAATATGCTTTAGCCCCTTTAGAAGGATCAAATAAATGTATTTTAGATAACAAAAACACGATAATCTCGTGTTGTAAATGTTCTAAATTTTCTACTTCTGTGTGGTAGAATTTAAAGGTATGGATTATGTTTTGGGTGAGTTTAAAAAAGGGGTAATGAATTTTATCTTCATATATTTTACTTTTTAATTCAGAATCAGAAATGCTATTATATAATACAATAGCATCTTCTGTTTCTTGTGTAAAATAGTTTTTACTTTTTTTTCTCCGTTTTTTTTTAATGGGAGACATAGTTATTTAAATTTTTTTATATTGAATTCATTTAATATTTCTTGTATTTTTAAGATAGATTGAAATATAATTCCTACATCATCATCTTTCTCAAATATTCTTCTATTATCAACATCCTTGAGTTTTTTATCAGAAATTTCAATAACTCGAGAAAAACGATCTAAATACTCTATATAACCAATAAGTATGTCTTCTGATTTTTCTTGTTTTTTCATTAAATTAAAAGTTGTCCATCCTAAAATAACAACTATAATTGATAAAACACAAACTGCTATTATTAAATAAATCATAAGTTATCTAACATATTTTTTAACCCATCACTCTTTATTGAAGTTAAAGCTTTAGTTTTAGTTGAAAGCTTTTTTGAGGTGTTTGGTTGTGTTCCCAATGTAAAATTTCCTTTTTTAATATCCACGGATTTTTTACCTTCTTTTAATTTAGGTAACCATTCACGTTCAAATTCAATACGTGCTGCCATTAAATCAGCCTGGTGTAAAATAAAAGGTAAACTTGTTCTTGGTTTTTGTTCTGGCATAAATGACATAAGATATTTTTTATTTCCTTCATCGTATAAACCATCATGTGTTTGAATAGCTATCATTTCATTAAATGTGTAAGGAATACCATGAGATTGAAGCATAAATAATCCTCTATCTGGAACTGAAGAAAATGGGACTTTTGTATTAAACATATAATCTTCTCCTAATTTATCTTTTCTCCATTGATCAGTCTGGGGTATATATGATTCTTCATTTTCATCACCCATTTTACCTAAATCGTGATTTAAAGCAGAAAATACAAGTTCTTCAG